CTGATAGGTTACTATCAAAATCAAGTATCGTTTTAAGTCCTTTGCTCTTCTTACGATCTTCATTAAAATCTTCTAATTCCTTATCAATCATTGCTAAAAATTCGATCATAGGTAGTATGCATCTAACGGTGAGGTACTGAAATATTCTTCTATGGTTTTAAGGCAAGTACTCTTTAAATTATATGCAGCCATAACCAGATCATTTAGATCTTTTATTTGCTTTTGATATGTATCTAATTTATTCTGCTTCAAAAAGCGATCCCAAGTGAACACGCTTTTACCACGCTTCAACTTCTGCATCATCTTTTCTTTACCAACAATGTCATTATCAAACATATATCTGACGCTATCGATCTCATCCAGTTCAGTCGTATCCCTTTGTGCCGAAGCCAATGCCAATGAATTATTCATAAACAATCTATCCATTGGACCTTCAAATACTGTAACCGATCTGGTAAAATCACATTGCATAATACCAAAGAGTGTCGATACCTTATTAATATTGGTTGATTCTTCCTCTTCCAATTCTGGCATCCTTTCTAACCATTCTAAGATCTTACATAAATCATAGGTTAAGTATCTTGAACTCTTTGTTTTCACAAGTGCTCTTGATTGCATACCAATAACTTTATCGTCTGGACCTAGATTTAAAATATAAAGTCTCTTGTCCTTTGGTGAGTACATAAAGTACTCTAATTTGTTGGACAATAAACGATCTCTTAAATAAAAGAATGCTGGTTCTCCAGGTTCTACATCGACAAATTTAAGCTTTTCCTTTAGTTCTTGTTTGGTTGGAGCCAATTCTAATACCTTTGCATAGACGCCATGCTGTAGAACTTCGACATGATCTGCTTCAATACGATGCTCTTTGACGTAATCAATTAGTTCGATCGTATCATCTGCATTTAATTTAATACCATGGTCTTTCAATAACTTGTAGGCATCAGTGTGCTCTCCACAGTTAAAACAATGATATTGTAAAGTGTCCCAATAAAGATTTCCACGTTTCATGTGATCGTCTTTAGTGGAGTCTCCACAGTATGGGCACGCAAGAGATATTCGGCCCGGCATGTTCTTGATCTTTTGCTTATTTAAGTTTTGATGTTCTTTTACAACAACTTGCTTAACTAAGGTCTTGATTTTTGATTTAAGTTCTTCTGATATTTTATAAGTCGAGGTCATTCAAAAAAGAGTCTAAATCATCAGAAGATTCTACGTTTGCTGCTGGAGCCGCTGCCTTTGTAGGTTTCGTTGCAGTAGCAGTTGTAGTTGGAGTTGTATCGAAAGAGAAATCATCTGTGCTTTCAGCAACTGGTGCTGCAGTCTTTGCAGATTTTCTGCTACTTACGATTTCATCCATTGCGCTTCCTGGATTTAAATACTGTCTTAAGATTGAATTAACAAAGTCTCTTGTTTCATCATCCCATGCTTTAAATTCGTATGGAGTTAATGTTGGAGCTTTATCTAATTCGGCTCTGATTGCAGCCATGTTCTCTGCATTCTTTTCAGCTGGAGTACCTTTAATTAAAAGAGCACTTTTTGTTGCTGAGAATTTAGACTTATCATAATTGTTATAGTCACCTTGACGGGTGATAATCAATTCGAAGTTCTTACCTTGGAATAGGTCAAATACCTGGGTTGGTTCACCGAATGCTGGTTTTAATTCTTCATCGATCTTCTCTTTGATTTTGTAACCAAATTTGAATACCTTGTAAGTACCTTCAAATTCTGGGAACTGAGGATCTTTGATGATTTTAACCAATGCATAATATTGTTCTCTTCTCTTTAATGTTTCGCTCATCTTACGATCCACTGCTGAATCAGATTTACGTAACTTGAAGAATGCATCTGCGATTGGACATTTTTCGCCAATAGAGGATGGAGAATCAACTAATTTACCTTCACCTCCGGCATCTTTAAGCCAATGCACGTACTTTTTAATTAATGAATTGCGGGGGTTGGTTGGGTTTGGAACAAATCTAATAAGTGCTTTGTAAGTTCCGTCTTTGCCTTGATCGGCTACTGGTTTGTAAAGGTCATTACCTGAACCAGATGATTGGGTTTCGTGGGTGTCAACATCATTGACCCCGAGATTGAAGATGTCAAAATCTGCCATGTCTTTAATACTTTAATTTTCTTTAAATTGGTTAATTCGTTAAACGTTTAATCGTTGATAACTTTAATTATAAGGAGAATCTTCCTATTGTTTCACATTCATAAACAATAAATCACCATCTTCGTTCTTATATTGACCTGCCTTTATTTTAATTAGGCCAGATTTACTCAATAGATCTTCCATCTCAATAGATGTGATCTTATTAAGAGAAACCATTTTTGCTAACGCGTCGAATAGGTCAAAATGATCTGATGAGTTTAATGATGAATCTAAATCGAATACTTGATTTTCCATACATATTATATATCTCACTCTCTTATTGTTTCCCAAAATACTTTAAAAAAACTTTAAGAATCTTGAAACAAAAGGGCCTACACAGAATATAAGTTATGGTTCCATTGGTTGAAAGGGTTCTAGGAGGGGCTTAAAGCCAGAGACTGGATATACAGGGACAGGAAATAGGCGTCCACCAAATCATCAAAGGGCTTCGGGACCTTAGCACCGACTTCAAGCGCTACCGCGAACTTCCAAACACCGCTTCCCGACAGAGAATCGTCTTCTAATGTATTTTGAACAAAAACATCCCAGAGCTCTCTTTTCTTTAATCTACCCCCACCAGCATGCTTCTTGATCGAAGTCGGAGCTACCGTAAGAATATTATTATCAGGATGCTGAAACCGAATTAATAAAGAATATTTAAAGATGGCTGCAGCCGCCGCTAGATCGATTAAATTATTGGTTCCTCCACCCCCACTACCATAAGAAACACCTTCGAATGCAAAGATCGTATGTGAATCAGTTGCAACTCCAGCCGAGATAATCATTTCGATCATGTCTTCAGCCATAGTAATGTACCGATTCAATTTGGTTAACTCTCTTTCGGAGAACTCTTTACTGGTTTCAAATCCGGGTTGAATCTTAAAGTCTATATCATTTTGCAGAGTTAACTCTTCCTGCATCCTAATTTCTGACTTGGTACCACCAGCTTTCATATAAGACAAGAATTTGAGCTCATTTTCATGAGTTCGAACTACGATACCAGGAGAGTTAAGTGAAAAGTCGATTGCGACTATGTTCATATTAGATTCTATTGCCAAGAGCTGCACCGACTGCGGCACCAACTAATCTTGATGTTAATAAATCATACAATAATCCAGATTGTACGCCTAATGCTCTAGCAACTATTTTACCAACTGTAGATCCAAGAGCAAATCCAGTTAGTCCGCCGATGATTGAACCTAAGATACCTTCATTTGTAAGTTCTTCATTGAATCTTTCGATATCAATAACTCCATTCGCATCGGTATAGTTGCTCATAAATTCATCAATCGCAAGATCAATTTTGCTTTCCAATTGCGGAGTTAGTTCCGAAGTCAATGACTCACGTAACATTCCCCATTCTTTATCGGTAACATTTTGCTCGTTTAGATAATCTTCGAACGTTTTAAAATCTTGTTTCATATTCTATATATTAGTCTATTTCTAGGATAACACTGTATCTATTGTATTGGAATTGGCATGTGAACGTATTAAATTCTGCAGTATTGCTGCTCATGTTAAGATCTAGTTCTGAAATTTCTTTTAGTAGAGGTCTTTCAAAAAGAACTGAAGCCAATGCGATACCTTCAGCATCTAGCAATTGTAATTTTAAATCTTCAATGTATGGCTCATTTTCACCCTGAGAATAGTAATACAACATAGTGTCTCTCATGATCCAATAATTGATAAATCCATCAAGCAATTGCATTGTTACTGTAAATTCTCTTTGTATCAAATTTTGTATTGGTTGAGATCCTCTAAAGTATCTTATGGTACCATCAAAATTTTGTTGGGTGGTCGGCTCATACGTTAAACCTGGAAGATTAATTCCTTGCACTGCATAATTTACAAAATCTATCGGCTCCGTAATAATATTACCAGGCATCCTGTTCAAATACTTTGAGTATTGATCAGATACTTCCTTAGGTACAAAGTTCCTTGGGAACTGGAAGTTGAATAAATTATTTCTACTATTTAATATCATTATACAATGTTGACTATTCCGTAATATAAGGTTGAAGAACTTCCACCATTCGTTAAGTTAATGTAGAACTTATCATTTGCTGCATTCACATCAGGTTGATCGAATCTCGTTGCAACTGATTTCGGTATTTTAAATATTACCTCTCCTTTGCTTAGATCGATATCTGGAAATGTATAGTCTGCGGCAATGCTTTGTTCTACTGAGCCACTCTTAATTAAAAGATTCACTGAATCTGCATTCACTAATGAAACTGCAGTCATCGAATCTCCTGTTTGTTGAGCAATTATAAATTTAATAAAATTATCTGCAACTTTAGAAAGGGTCATAACACCAGATCCTTGCGGTTGATAATTTAATGGGCTTGTTGTTGTTATTGTGGTACCGTTTAAAGTAGCTTGAGAATTTCCAGCCATTATATTTACAGTTTCAACTGCAACTGGAACGTATCTGGTTTCTCCAACAGTAGGTCTAATTGAATTGATAAAGGTTTCTATTGCTCCTGTTGCTGCAGTAGATGCGATCGTGTTATAAACCTTGTTCAC